AAACAAGGAGTGTATTGGGTGCGTACACTCATTAGCGACCTTATCGATGCTCGCAATGGGAAGTAAGGCACCTTTACTTCCCTTTATGGGTATTGACACTTACTAGTGCAACCATTACTATTTTGCTAGGTGCAGCAACTTAACTAAAAAAGGAGACGTTATGGAAGAGACCACAACCTCAACGCCTCAAGACGAACAAACTCAGGCGGCAGAGCCACAACTTGAGAGTCAAGAGACGCAGGCGGTTCAGGAACCAGCAGCAGCTGAATCCCCTAACACCCAACCAGCCGAAGAACCTTCGGACGACAAAGAGTTACTGGATTGGGCGAGTAAGAAAGGCATCTCAACAGATGACCCAGTGAAACTACTTAAAATGGTACGCGAAAGCGAAACCAAAATGCACCAAGCTACCAATGAAGCTTCAAAACTTCGTGATGGCGTGCAGGAAGTAGCTCAGAATGACGGTCAAGACGATGTTTACCAACTTATTAACCGCTTAAAAGTAACCGAGTTTTATCTCAATAATCCAAATGCCCGTGATTACGATGGCAAGATGGCTGAGATACTAGAGGATAAACCTTATTTGGCTAATGACCTCGAAACGCTTTATGACCTGGCCAGGTTTAAAAGTGCAGACGAGAAATTAGTTGAAGCCAGGCAGGCTGGAAAGACTGAAGCTCTGAAACAAATTACTAAATCAGAGTTAGCAGCACCACCACAAAACACGGCTACAACCCGTCAAACTCCTAGTGATGAAATACCAAACTTTACTTCAGTTGAAGATTATGAAGCTTGGAAAACCAAAACTGGATTCGACCCGTTTGCAGTCCCATAATTAACAAATAAGGAGAAAAGAAATGGGCTTAGGAACCGACCAAATGACCGGTACTACTCTTGCTGTGTTTCGCCCCAATATTTGGAGCATGGAAACACTCAAAGCTCGCGAGAGTAACCTAGTTCTCGTTCCTCTGGTAAAACACTATGATCGAGACATCGCAGGAAAGGGACAAACAGTTGAAATCCCTAACTTGTCAAATTTAACAGCTAACGCTAAAGCAGCTAACACTCAAGTTACGCTTAACGCTGTTACTGAAACCAAAACAACAATCAGCATCAACCAACACTATGAAAGTTCTTTCTTGCTTGAAGATTTTGCTGACATTCAATCAGCTTACGACGCAGCACGTGAGTACACACAAAAGACTGGTTATGCACTAGCTGAAAAAATGGATAAATTTGTTGCTACAGACTTAACTGCAAACGCTGCTAAAACTATCGGTGTTGCAGGTACAGCTCTTGACGACACTGTAATCCTTACAGCTAACCGCTACCTTGATGACGCTAAAGCTCCTACAACAGAGCGCTATTTAGTTGTTACACCAAAAGGTAAGCAAGACCTTCTTGCTGTTGACAAGTATGTAACCTACAACGCTCTTGGTGTTGGTGGTGACGCTAACAGCATTAAGAATGGCCGCATCGGTCAAATTTACGGCGTAGAAGTATTTATGAGCCAGAACCTTGTAGTTACTGCAGGTACACCTGACACTCATAAGAACATTATGTTCCATCGAGAAGCTTACGCAATCGCTGTTCAGAAAAATATTTCATTTGAAGAACAACGTAAAGCAGAGTACCTTGGTACTTTGTACGTAGCTCAATCTCTATGGGGTGGTAAGATTCTACGAAGCGACCACGCTGTAACAGTTCAGTGCTAAAATAGTACTGAGAGATGCAAGAAAGGCCTCTGAAAAGGGGTCTTTTTTGTTGCCAATAAATCTCGGTTATGTTATTGTTGAATTACAGGAGGTGCCAATGGCTCAATTAAACATAGACGACAAGTATTTACCTGATTTAATTGTTAGGAAAATGGTTGTTCAAGAACAAATTAACGAATCTAAGAAAATAATATTTAGAAATTATCTTGATCATACTGAGGGTACAAAACGTAATCAAGATAACATGGTTGCAGAAGCTGAATTCAATATTAAACAACTTACAAAAAAGATTGATACGCTTCAAGAAGAACTCGACAAACTAGAAAAGGAATAGTTATGAAACTAGCAGTGGTGGTGCCGTCACGAGGCTTACTCTTTAGCCAAACAGCTGAAGAATTGCTTAATGAGATAAAAGATATTCCACATAAACTCTTTATTACGGTTGGTAAGCCGCTGCCAGAATGTTTTAACGCTCCAGTCAACGAAGCACTGAAAGACCCAGAGATTACTCACATTTTAATATGTGAAGATGACATGATTATTCCTAAAGGTGTCTTAAAAGCTATGATTAAGACTAATTATGCCGTAGTGGCTCTTGATTATCCATTTAAGGGACATGACGCTACCACCCTGCATGCTCCTGACGGTTCTGCGTTATACACTGGCACAGGATTCATGCTTATTAACCGTCTTATCTTAGACAAAATGGAAAAACCATACTTTAGAACAGACATAGCCTGGGATAGCATGATAACCAAAGAAAATGAAATACTTTTTTGGCCACGAGATGTGTCTAAGAAGAAAACGTACGGGCTACATGATGTTCATTTTGGAATACTATTGTTTGCTAATCAGATACCAATCTGTGTGCCACCAGTGACGGCAGGGCAACGTAAACTTGTGGAAAAGGGCAACAGTGAATCAAACATGGGCGTAGACTCCATCAAGGAACTACGCAGAGTATGGCGCAACAACACCACCAAGAATGAATCACCAGAAATCATTGCTGCATTTCTTAAACGAATTAACCAACTAAAAAGCGTAAAGATACTTACCGCTAAACCAGAAAACGTGTATTACGAAGATGGTCAAGCCAGAATACGGAGTGAGCATGTCGTCGTATAAAATAGCGGTTATTATTCCATCTAGGGGCACAATGTATGCCGATACATTAAAAGAAATTTTAGAAAATCTTGAGGGGTTTGATTACGACATATTTTGGTCACACGGCAAACCAATTCCAGATTGTTTTAACAAACCAATTGAAAAAGCACTAGAAAAGAAATGGACTCACTTCTGGTTAGTAGAAGAGGACATGGTTATACCCCCTCAGACGCTTCAGAAGCTCCTAGAAGCTGATGTAGACGTGATTGCATGTAATTACCCAGTATTAGACGGAACGCCCAGTGTGCACGCTGATATTGAGGGAAACGCGTACTTTACTGGTACTGGATGTATGTTGGTTAAAGATGCAGTGTTCAGAAAGCACAAAAAACCTATATTCAGGAGTGATATTGGTTGGTTAATAAGAAGCCAAGGAAAAAATCTTAAATTATCTGCACAAGAGTTTGACCCAACTGAAGTTTATGGATACCACGATGTAACTTTTGGCATTTCGAGATATTTAAGCAAAAAACCAATAGTAGTTGCCGATGTCGTATGTTATCAACGTAAACTGAAGAAAAAAGGCGAAAAAGACACTAATCAAGGTCAAGATACTATTGAACTCATTAAAGATTTAGGTACTTTGTATTTTGATACAGAGGAACAAGAAAAAAAAGAAAATGTGTTAATGGAAGTCTTATATGATGGCAAAGTTATGTTCATGCAAAAAGAACATGCTAAGAGACTTATCAAAGAAAAAAAAGCAAAATTGCTCACTAAATCATATAAATATCTCACAGTTGAGTTTTTTCATAACCCAGAATTGATGGACCAGATATGAACTTACTCATTTGCCTTATAACATTTAATCGCTTGGATTACACGCAACGGACTATCCAATCTTTATTAGAAACAATAGAAGTGCCGTATTACCTAGTCGCAGTTGATAACAATTCGTCAGACGGTACACAGCAATGGCTAAAAGAATGCGGATTATTTGATGAAGTCATATTGAATCCAGATAACTATTACCCAGGCAAAGCTACTAATATTGGTTGGACACAGGGATTACTAAGTTATCCACAAGCCACACATCTTATGCGACTTGATAACGACATGCATTTTGAAAAAGACTGGGATACTAATGTCAAACGTTATTTTGATGCTATACCAGAACTAGGACAATTAGGATTAGACCACGACGCTATTAGTGCCGATGAAAATAATGTTGGTGGAAGTATTTTTACATTAAACGGAGTAACCGTAGATGGATGGCCAGGTTGTGTTGGTGGTCCAAACATAATACGCAGAGAAGTCTGGGAAAAAGGTGCTAGGTATGATGAAACTCCTTGGTATTCAGACGGAACGGGCAGGACAATGCAAGAAGATTCCAAGTTTAGCCGCTTTATTAGGAACAAATTAGATTATTTTATTGGACACCCAATAGAACGTTTATCTTATACATTTGCCAATCAATCTAACTGGGAAGATTATCCAGATTATTATTTAAAAACTATGACAGAGAGGGGGTATCAAAATGTCTACAAAGAAAAACTCGACGAACTTAAAAAACAAAGTGCTGATGTTACTACCGAGCAGGAGTAGAGCGGAAAAAATAGAACCATGTATTGAAGCGTGGAGACAAACCCATAAACAAAGCGATTTGTTGGTTTTGTTGGATGATGATGACCCAGAGTTGAAAAAATACAAACGCCACAATGATGTTATGTATGATGTGGGACAAAGAATCCGCATGTGTCCAACAGTCAACCGTGCGATACTTGATTACCCCAATTACAAATATTACGGCTTTATTGGTGATGACCACATATTCCGTACTGATGCTTGGGACCAGAAACTAATTTCAGCAATCGAGAACAAAGGTGGTGGCTGGGGTATTGCTTACGGGAATGACCTATTGCAAGGTGCACGACTAGCTACGCACTGTGTAATGAGCAAAAACATCTTAGATGCCGTCGGCTATATGGCTATACCTGGTCTTACGCATTTATACATGGATGATTTCTGGATGAATCTGGGAGCAAATATAGACAGACTATTCTACGAACCAGAAGTCATCATTGAACACATGCATTATTCCATTGGTAAAAGCGAGGAAGATGCACTCTATACTGAGGTAAATTCCTACAATATGAATAGCCACGATAAATTAGTGTTTGATTACTGGAAAAACAATGACATGCTCAGAGATGTCTACAAAGTGAAAGAAGCGATGAAATGAAAATTGGAATAACAGGACATCTTGGGTTCATTGGTAAGCAACTTATCCAGAAGTTTGAATTACGTGGAGATTATGTAAATATATTTAGTGGAGATATACGAGACCCCAAAACTTTTTTAGACATTAACTACACCTACGATTACTTCTATCATTTTGCGGCACCAAGTTCACAAGTACAGTTTGCTCGCAACCCACAATACTGCATAGAAACAACTTTAGTGGGATTTATGAACATTGCTACGGCTTGTAAGCGTAACAACGTCAAACTTGTTTATCCATCAACTGGCATATTAAGTCATGGCAAAGCCAATGAATACGCACGATGCAAGGCAATCTGTGAAGATTACGCTCAAAACATGGAAAGTATTGGTTTGAGGATATTTGCTTCCTACGGTCCATACGAGGGTCATAAACGTGATTTTGCTTCAGTACCGTACCTTTTTGCTAAAGAGGTTGTAAATGGCCGTAAACCCATTGTATTTGGCTCAGGAGAGCAAGTTAGAGACTTTATCTATATAGACGATGCAATTAACGCAATCGTAGAACTTGCTGAGAACAGCAATAAGAAAGTAGTAGATATTGGTTCTGGAGTTTCAGTTAGTTTTAACGAGATACTTAGAATTATTTACGATATTACCAAAAAACCCAATGATGTCGTTTATGTGCCTAAGCCAAACGAGTATGTAGACGAGACTCACGCTAACGTAGAAGAGATGCTTACCTATTACCGACCAAGGATAAGTTTACACACAGGCTTAAACAGAATTATAGAATCATTAAAGCAATAGTAGTATAATCGCAAGTATGAAAGTCCAATTCCAAGATATTATTGATGAACTTGACGATAGGTTAGAATCAGAAAACAAGAACAAAAAAGAATCAGATAATTTAGATTCTATCGTAGGTTCAAATGATGCGGTACAAAAAGCCGTTATAGATACCACTAAAATTTTAATTAAGTTTTTAGCTGAACACACATCTAAGGTTGAGGTTACTAATCACCAAGACCAAGTAGAAGTAGTGTCAACGCCCGATGTGCAGAATGTAGTAGTAGCTGTCGCTTCACTTGAAAAAACAATCAAAGAAAACCATGTTACTGACGTTAATACAGTAGAAGCCATCAACAAGCTTGGTAAATTGCTTGAAAAATTACCAAATCAAATAGTAATACCGGAAACTAAAATACCCGATCAAGTTACTGTAAAAAACCAAGTAGATTACTCAACCGAATTACAAAACCTATCAGATGCTATTAAAAAGATTGATGTTCGACCAGAAGTGACCGTTAAGGCACCAAAAGTTGACGTTAAGACTGATTCTAAAGATGTAATCAATGCTATTGCAGATTTGAAGAAAGCAGTAGAAGAAAAACCAGTACCAATACCAATGCCTACTGATTTAACTCCACTTATTCTAGCCACTCAATCAGTCCAAGAAGCAATTAACAATCAACAGTTTCCAATTCCTAATTACATATTACCTTTTCAAAACCCAGATGGTGCTGCTACTCAAGCTAAAGTCAATAGCAATAATGAATTGATAGTTGACACCTCGGACGGTATAGCTCTAGTAGCTCAAGATTTATTCGGTAGCGCAGTAAGTGGCTCGAGATACAATCAAGTAGAAATAGATTTTAGTACAACCGACCCAGATGCAATTAGTGATTTAACAATCACCAAGACAGTAGGTGGTGATGCAAGTAATTCTGGTGGACAAGCAGTATTTGCAACGGGCACAAATACCAACAGCGGTATTAAGGCTGTCACCAACACATCTGTAACATATCGACCTCATGCTGAAACATTTGTAGCATTTACCGCTATCTTTACTGCTGGAATAGCAAATAGTTATCAGCGAATTGGTTTGTACGATACCAATAATGGTTTCTTTATTGGTTATGAGGGAACATCTTTTGGCGTAACAAAAAGAAGTGGAGCAGTCGACACCACTACTGCAAAAGCAAGTTTTAGTGAAGATACATTAAGCGGTCAGTCAACATCTAAATATACACGCAATGGTGTACCAGAAGCAATTGATTTAACAAAAGACAATCTTTTTAGAATACGCTTTGGCTGGCTTGGTGCTGCACCTATTTACTTTGAAGTTTTTTCACCAGACGGAGAGTGGATTGTATTTCACAAGATTAAACACCCCAATACCGCAACCGTACCTACGGTACAAAACCCAAATCTTCCAATTACACTCGACATAAAGAAAACAAATGGCGGTGCAACCGTTCTTACTATGAATACTGCTTGTTGGGCTGCTGGAAGTACCAGCAATTTCTTAACAATGACTCATCCTATATCTGACAGCACGTTGGCTGGTTTAAATCGTTCTGTAATAGCAGGTAGAGCAAGTTCGGGTGGTGGAACCTATTACAATGTAAAAGTAAATCCTAGTGGTTCTTTGGAAACAAATGCTACAGTCTCTGGAACTGTTTCAACTGAAAGTGCTGTTTATTACAAAAGACTAGATGATACAACCACTCTAAATATGATTTATATCGGTGAAGCACAGCCAAGTACAGCAACATCAGCAGCAAGTTGGA